GTAACAAATGATCTTAATGCTATTTTATATAGTGCCGGATAAGTATCTTTCAAAAAATTTAATCTATCTTTCAAACTAGATAAATTAGCTAAAGATTTTTTCAATTTAATCGCAATTGAATCGGGTATTCTTTCACTAGCCAAACAATAAAAGTGATTATCAGATTCACCTAAATATACAACTACACGATTACGTTGATTATATTCAATAACGAGAATCATATGAATTTGTCGCTACAAAGACCGATAATAGGATCTGGCAATTCTGCAATTGTAACTTTTCCAGATTTCAATATAAAAGATGTTGACATAAAAGTAAAATATGCAGAACTAAAAGGATTCGTAAACAGCGGATACGCAATACGAGTACAATTAAGCAACGCAGACTTTCGTTTATTAACAATTCTAACAGGACAAAACTCAGACTATTTTTATAAATGTAGACAAATACCGATTAGAATTATAATAAAATTTAGTCAATCTCCAAACGCAACATACCCACAAGGCATGACCAGAGACATTGAAGGATACTTACTAGCATTATATTCTCACGGAGAACACCAAAACGATTTAGTCGAATTCATAGCAATTGACCCAGTAAATTTCGCACTAAGAGCCGGTGACGCAGACGGTAAAGCCTACAAAGGAAATGTAAGCGACGTAATAAAACAAATAATAAACAAATACGCACCAAACGCCAAACTAGAACTAGAAGATCAAACAAACGACAGCAAGTATAACGTATGGTGGACATTCAGAAGATCACCACGAGAAATGTTATCTCACCTAATCACAATAGCATCATCATTATCACCAAATAAAACACCATGGATAATTGGTGTATATAATAATACAATAAAAATTGGACCACAAAATAGTAAACAATCAAAAAATGTTGGATTTTACACCAAAATATCACGCGAAGAACGTGGAGAAATAGAATCATGGAAATCAATACTAAACACCAGCATTGGACAAGAAACAATGGGACTAATAACTGCCGGTGTCTCAGCAACAACTGGAAAATATTTAGATCAAATTACACACAAAGATGCAACCATAAATGAATGGAACACCGACAAAAAATTAATAACTAAAACACACACTAGAGATTTAAGATCACCAATAAAACCATATGACACATTTAGTGCTGGCATATACGGAAGATCATACGTCGAATCTCACCCAGAATATCACAACGGTGGTGAAAGTGGTTTAGATTATTCAAATTATTATGATTCATATGCAAGAACAAAATTCATACGCAACACATACAAACTACTAACAATCGACTTAAAAGTTCACGGACATGGAATATATGATAATACATTAGGACTTGGTATTGATACTGTATTTATAGACTGGACTGATCTTTTGTATCCAGATAGTTCATATTATTTTCATGGTAGTTGGTTAGTGTACGGTTTCAAACACACATGGACAATGAACGGTAGATGGTTTACTGAATTAAACTTAGCAAGAACAGACGACAATGCATTAGGTGTAAAAGTTCCAACTTAACCAATTGATGTAACAATAATTGATCTTACTGGATAATATACAACTTGACCAGCAGAAGGCCAAGCAAACACATTCATTGCACCATAATCATTATACCATTTATAGTTAAAACTGTTCAATACCCAATACAAATTATGATCACCATATAAATTATTAGCAATTGTTCTGGAATCACCAGCAAATTGAGATAATATTTTTAAAGTTTGTATATCATCTTCATTTGGTTTTACAACTAACCAACTATAATTTTCCCATCTTGCCAATATTTCTTTATCAAGATATCTGATTTTTTTAGTATTATTAAATCTTGACATTTTAAAACCACAAATCTTCTAAAACAGGCATTTTTGATAATTTTTCCCAATGTTTATTTTCTTTAAAAACGCTAATAGTAGATATATTAAGAGTGACAGTAGATTTCAATGGATACGATATAAAATCGGTCAATTCTGAAGATGTAGAAGTAATATTAATACCTCTATTACCAGGAACATAACCAGGTACTCTACCAGGTGAAACTATATTAGATGGATCAGAATCATTAGCAGTAATTATCATTTCATCACTATATTCAACATTGACAGTATTAACTCTAATAGTGCGAGGCACTGGACCAGTTATTAAAGGATAACAAAATAACACCGCAAATTTGGTAACATCAACAATTGGATTTTTAGCATTACCCAAATTTTCAACTTTAGTAACTAAGCCCTTTAAATAATTAATGTTTCTTTTGATACGATCTATATTCCATGTTTTAAGATTGCCACTATAATCGTCTTCAACTATATATTCAAACTTAATTGTCATATCACGTGGAGAATTACCGGCGTAAATTGCTATTGGATCAGTTTGATAATTAGTAGCAATCTTAAAATCGACTTTTCTAGAATCAGCTGTAATTTTAGGAGGAAATTGTATCTCTAATTGTTTATCATCAAGATAAAACATTTTAAATACAATACTATCAACTATATTTCTATCAGCAGTTGTCAAATAAACACTCGTCATGACATTGAAAATCCTATATCTGAAAGTTTACCAGCGGTAGTATCAGACACTAATGGTTCTCCTGTTAATGGATTACCTGAATTATTTTCTTTAGACTCTTCCATCAATTGAATAATTCGTTTTAGTAACGCATCGGTTTCATTTTCTGTCAGATTATTATTTATGGTATTATTAACAACTTTTTCATTATTATTAATATTCTTAATTTCATTTGGAGTTTGAGCATCTGGCGACGATGGCATAGCATTATTAAGTTCAGAAGCTAAATTTTGAATTTCAGATTCTTTATCTAATAATTTATCAATTTCGGCTACCATCTTATCAACTTGTGCTGATAATGATTGTATTGGAACTTCTAATGCAGCAGCCGCTTTAGTTAATGCTGCAGCAGCATCTTCTATACTATCAGCCAATTCAGAACCATCAAATCTAATAGCTGCAAATCTAGCAGCAGCATCTTCTAATTTATCAACATCAGAACTAGTAGTTATAGCCAATCTAGATATATCACTAAATGCATAAATTGTATTGCCAAGAGTAAATTTTTGCAATTCCTTAATAGCATTTATAAATTGCATTATTATTTGAGTAGATTTATCCAAACCACTCACACTGGACTGCATTTTATTTGACACAAAAGCTAAACCAATAGAACTAAACAATAATAACGGAACAGCCATAGCCAAACTTGCACCAGCTATAGCCAAAGAAGCTGATACAGTTACAAGACCCACAGAAACATATGCCAATTCTTTAACAGACACAACTAAACTAATAGAAGATTTTGCTAATTCAAATGAAGCTACAAACATATCTTTAGCAGCTTCCATTAAAATAGTAGTTCCATTCCTAATAGCAATAGCCGCAGACTCATATATAACACCAGCACCATGTAATGCTAAAGCCACAACACCAAAACCGGATGTAGAAACGCCAAGCAAACTACTAGCACCAATCAAAATAGCAGCACCAGCAGCCATTAAAATGGCACCAGCCATCAAAGCACCACCACCAACAAGCACAGCAGGTCCAGCAGCAGCTACAAACAACAACCCTAAACCTAAATCAATCAACCTTTCTTTAACATCAGGAACTAAAGAATTTAAAAGCTTAGTAAACGCTTCAACCAAAAATGTCAATGGTATAATAACAATAGCCGCCGCAGCAGCTACAGCTAAAAACGTTAAAGCTAAAATTCCAAGACCAACAGCAATATATGGATTAGCAGCAAAATTCGCTAAAGTAACAAGACCAATACCAAGTGCTAAAATAGCAACAGTCAAACCAATTAAAGCATTAATACCAGCATCACTTTTTTCAGCAATTAAAGCAACTCCATGAGCAAAAAGATACGCACCAGCACCAGCAAGTAAAAACGCCGCACCAACAGCTAATATCGGTACAGATAATCTAGCTAAAAATGCACCAAATCTAACAAAAGCTCTACCAATAGAAGTTAAGAAAACATTAATTGTAGTTGAAATTGACCCCAAACTGAAATTCCAAACACCAGTAAATGACGCTACAGCCAAAGCAGCAGAACCAATTATACCAATAAATGCCATAAAAGCAGCGGACAACCCACCAACAATACCTGTAAACGCAGTTCCAGCAAGACCTACAATAATCAATGCTCCAGTAATATACTGAATAGCTTTTCTTACTGTAACAAGTATTGGATACAATTTTTCATTAGTTTTCCACCAATCTATAATTGAACCAACTAATTGATTAATTAATGATATTAAATAAGAAATCCCATGAATATATGGTATTATCGAATCAGCAATAAAATGTAAAAAATTATTATATAAAGTAATCGTAGCATCATGTAATCTATCATAAGCAGCTCTAAGACCATCAACTCCTCTTAAATATTCACCATTAATATCAAGACCTTGTTTGGCCATCTCTCTTACTTTGTTGAAATACTCAACTGACGACATATTTGCTTTTGCAGCTTCTGCCTTTATTTTCTGAAACATTTTAATAACACTATCATCCAAACCATATGCATTTCTAAATGTCTCTTCCATTTCAACTTGAAGTGCTTGTAAATTACCACCAGCCGCTTTAACTGCATCCATTCTATTAACCCACATATCCATTTGTTCTAGTATTCCACCAATTCTTTCTTCTTCATTGCCAGATAACGAACCCATTGCACCATAAAATGATAAAGCTTCAATACCAGTCAGTGCTAATTTACTGTTAAATTCATCAATAACTTGGTTCGTTAATCCAGCTTCTTTGCCAAATTTCATAAAAGCAGCAGCCGACTCAGTAAGACCACCAATAGAGTCTTTACTCATAAACATTGACAATTTAACTAGTTTACTATTAAATGTTTCTAATATTCTAGTAGTTTCACTAGTGGTCAAACCAAAATTAGCTTGCATTTTAATCAATTGTCCAAAATAACCTTCTACTTCACCGACAGTATATCCAATACCTCTCAATCCTTTGGTAAATGATTGTAATGTTTCAATTTGAATTCCTGTGATTCTTTGAACTTTTGTTAGTGTGACAGTATATCGTTCCAATTCTGCTTTTGGAACATTTATATCCATCATAGCTCTAAAAGCTTCTCGTGCTCTGATGCTTATTAGTCCATATTTACCGGCTATCATATCAGATTGAGCAGCCAACTCATGCAACCCGCCATATAATCTATAATTAACAATCCTAAAATCTTCTGAAATTCTAGTTAAACGTATTAAATTAAGAATATATTTATCAACTGCACTTATGGCTTTACCAATAGATTCAACAGCTTTATCAAAATCCTTAATATAATCAGAAAATGATTTTTGGCTTTTTTCTAATGGATTACTATTAGTTTTTGATATAGAAGCTATTTCACTGTGTTTGTCAACTATTTCTCCTAATATAGTTTCTGTGTCAGACAGTAATTTATATTGTTTTTCGAATAAATTTGTCTGTAATTGACTTGTTTTTAATATTGCTTCATGGTCAACTAAATTATCTTCAGTTAATTCTTTTAATTCTTCATTTGTTGCTAATTGCTTATCATATTCTATTCCTAATTCTTTAAATCCTTTAAAAAATTCATTAAATTGTTCACGTTGTTCAATATGATTTTGACCGATTGTTTCAACAGAATTGTTCAAACCATCAAATTGTTTGGTTAATTCTTGTATTTGAATAGATGCTTGAGCTAATGTAGAATTTATAGCTTTATTCAACGATTCTTCTATGTTGACTATTTTTCTATTCAAAGAATCAATTGAATTAAATGCTGCAGTTGAATCTATAGATAATTCAATCTTAATAGCATATAAATTGGGGTCAAAAGACATTAGGCACCTGTAAATATAAGTTAACCTTATATTTACAAACGATATAGTTTACAATCTTCTATATCGACTTCCATCTATTTCAGAAGTCATTGGGCCAACTTTATCACCATCTAAAAATCTAGAATTGTTAATAGCTAACAATGTTGCGTCGTGTACAGCTTCACCTATTAGACGAGATTGATCTTTCATATCTGACATGTGTTCACGTTTGGCTTGAACAGTGGCACGATATTCTCTAACATCTTTAGCTGAATATCGTGCCATTAACCAAGAAAACCAACCCAAAATTCCAGATGGAAACATTGATCTGGTGATTTCATATGAATTTAAATCACGCATAATTGATTTAGAGACATTTTTCTTATGTTTCAACATGAAATCGTAAGCGGCATTAACCACATTTCCACCATTACTGGCAACGGTTTGTAGTAATTTTATATAATACGATTTATGTTCATCGTTTAATGATTCTAACCAATTTTCGGCTATCAGCTTTTTTCTAGCCATATTCATAATTAAATTCTCAATGCTATTGCGGATCTTATTTTATATTTTGCCATATCGCTATATGGCACTAATGTTTTATTCATTGTTTCAATAATTTGATTATTGGTTAATTTTAAATGTGTATATAATTCATTCCAATCTTTCACATATTTTTCTTTACCATTTTCATCAACGCCGATGCGTTCTTTGGGTGGTATTGACCAAAATACTTTAAAATTATTACGCAATAACATATCACCATTATTAATGATGCTTTTTAATCCTGCTTTATCATTGTCTGGTGCTAATATAACTCCCATAATTGGGTTTAAGAATTTTAATCTTTTTATTTGACCTTCTGTCATAGTTGCTCCACCAGTGGCTACGCAACAATCACCTAAATTCACTTTATTAAAAATTGATTCAGTTATTAAAACATAATTACTTTTTGGTACATCGTCAAATCCATACAATACGTCTTCTTTAGTAATTTCTAATTTTGAAATAACTTCACCAGCATCGTTTCTGATTTCATTTGGTGGAAACCAGAATTTTTTAGTAGTAACATTTCTACTTTGCATGTACACTAATTCATCAAACTCAGTATATAACCATAATATATCTGGTCCACGATAATGAATATTTTCTTTTATTATTTGTTCTTTTGTGTAACCACGTTTGATTAAATAATCATATATTCTTTTAGAGAAAAAATCGTTTGGTTCTAACAATGGTTTAAAACCATTTGGTATTGCTATTTGTTGACATTCAATCGTGTCGTTATATTGTTTATTTGAATTATCAGTTGTTTCATAAATGTATTCTGAACCATCTAATAATTCTTTAACAGCGTCTTTATAACTACATCCACGTAATAATTGAACCAATTTAGTTATATTACATGGTCTTTTGCCTGTTTTTGGATTTGGAGGACCTGCCCATTCATCAGATCTCCAATCGTGTACTCCACCATTTAGATTAATGTTTAATAATTTTTTATCATTACCATAAAACGGATTGGCTACAACGAATTCTTGTCCGTTTTTACGTATTTTAAAATCAGAAAAATTTTTCCTTATCCATTTTTCGATTTTTTCTGGTGGTATTTTTAATAAAACAGAATTTTTCATGATCAATTTAACTTGTAATTATGGGTCAATATACACAATTACAAGTTAATAAACACTATGAAAATTGCAACGTATGTTTATCTTATTTCAAAATAAAATTTCTGACTAACACGAGTTGAGCCATCTGGTAGTGTTAATTTCACTTGATACCAGTACGTTCCTCTCATGTACAATCCAGTATTTAAATCATATTTTAAAGTCCATGGATTTGCTCTATATTGTCCTTGTCTTAAACCGAGATCCATTGATCCATCTTGCACAAGAATATCACAATATTGAGTACCAATGGTAATAGTTGGTTTTAAAAATGGTATAAGTGGATTAACAAGATTTCTATTATATGAATACAAAGGTAATGGCATTAAACCAACTTCTAAACATCTATGTTCTGGAAAATTGAATCTAGTGTTTAATGGTTCAAATGAAAAATTTACACATTGTAAGTTATCATTACAGTACCAAGAATCTGGGTAAACCCAAAATCTATGACAACATTGAACTAGTTGATCTAAAAAACTAGGATCATTACAATCACATGGTTCGGTTGTTGGTACTGGTTCATAATTTGGTGGATAACATGGATTATACGGATAAAAATACCATACATCAATATAAACTTCTGGTGATTTAAATTCTGATGGTACTAAAAATAATAAATGGTATTTGCCAGGGATTACTGTTGTTGGTGACGTTGGTTCAGTTCCACACAGTCCTGGGTCTTGTTGTATTGATTCTTGGCAAGCTGGTGCTGGATATAAAGGATCGCCGCAATCAACAAATGGTATTGATGCAACTAAATTAGCTGGTGATACACTACATTGATAAATTTCTACTCTTTGAATATAAAATGGATCGTCTAATTGCCCATTGTTATAAAAGTCTACATTTAAATCTATTAATTGATTATTTCTACCACTAATTCTTGGTAAAGCATTATTCAATAAGACTGGATCACAAGACATGATAAATCGCCTATAATAGTGTTATTCTATTTTTGAATAATCTAAGATAAGCTATGACTTAAAGGCTATGTTGTCCTTTAGATTTATCTTCCTCGTCTTCGAATTGTTTCTTTAATCGATTTATCCACCATTGTCTATCTTCAGAATTTATATTTTCTTGTTCAAATATAGACAATTTACCATGATATTTTAAAATGAATTGTTCTTCTAACAAATTATAATATCTATTATCTAATTCTTCATCACTTTGTCGAGCGAAAGAATCCGTCAGTAACGGGTAACTCCATAGTTACTTCGTTCTGACACTCCTTACAAATAATAGTAACTGTTGAATCTATGCCCGGAGTATTTTCTCGCAAGAACTCTCTAATTGCGGCATTATCCTTAGAATGTAATTTAGATACAATTGATTGAATAACAATAGGATTAGAAACACCATTAACCGATGTTATCGTTTTTTCCAAAGTTCCATCTAATATTGCTTCTGATTGATCAGATTGATCTTGTCTATTAATTCTTCCTGGCACTTTGCGTTTATTTGTAGTTTTAACACTATTATTTAAATTGCGATTAAATTTTTGACGTGATAAAATATCTGAAATATCACCAGATCTCAAAAATCGAACACTCACCCAAACTTCTCTTCTTGATATTTCAGACAAATGTGGTAAAACAACTTTAAATGGTTCTGGTCCAAGTTTAGTATTAGCTGGTATAACTGTTGAATATAATTCATTCATATCATAAACATGTGTATTTTGTGCACCACAATGTGGACATGTCAACACAAACTTATACTCATTACCATATGTTATACCTCTTATATAATATAACAAAAACGTTCTATCACCAATTAACAGTTCAGACGGGTCCATATCACCTGGAAATTGACAACATTTTCTAAACATTGCATCCAATGCTTGACCAGATGATGTAAATCTTTTATTAGCAAAGATTTTTTCTACACTTTGGGTCATAGCTCGAACATTTACAACACCATTAGACCAACCTTTATAATATAAACCACCACTTGGTAAAATACAATCTTCCCAAGGTATTAATAAATCATGCGGAGCTTCAGCTAAAGCATTAATAAAATCCACATCGGACATATCTTTACCGATAGTGGCTATTTCACTTGATAATTGTCCGTGTCCTGGTAATATTATATTTTCATCAACGTCTGGTGTGGTAGAATCCAATTGATCTTCATTTAAAGATTTACCTGTTACGATATCAATTTCAGTTTCTTTATTGTTCATATAATATTACACATCTCATAAAATATTAATTTGTTGACTAACGATTTATTTACTCTTTAGAACCGCTAATTTCAACTGAAAAATGGTCATACATTATCGTTAGTTCAACTGTTTTAATACCAGATTCGACATATGTTAATTCACTTTCTCTTATAACCATCGGCCACGACCCATATAAATTATATTTTACAGTTCCATCTGGTTTCTGCTTAAATTGGTCTGATGTAGTTAAATCTCTATCAATTAGATATTTAGATATTGTTGTTTGTTTTTTATATCTATTGGCAGCTTTTAGTCCTCTAGTTTCATTCCAAATAGAATTCGACCATTGAACTAATAAATTAGAAAGTTTATATGTATCATAAAATGATATTTTTATCGGTTCAAATGTTGGTTTACCAGCGAATTTGTATTCAATCGAACCGCCTTTAGCTTTTATTTGCTCATAATTAATAGCTGGTAATTGAGCAGTTTTCAATAATATATCTTGAATACCAGTATCATAACCAGTAGTAACACTATAAGTTTTATTATTATTTTCAAATGTTTTTACAAATAAACTTGGTATTTCCCATGTAAATGTAGAATAAAATCTAGATTCATGATTTACCGCACTACCATTACCACCAACATTATTTATCCTAAAACCTGGCATTTTAATTCGGCCCCATCTTATCTGATGGTGTAAGTTCTGATGAATAACCTTCCATGAATTTATCATATACTAAAGATAATTCTATTTTAGAAATAGATCCATTTTCATAGTCTAATATAGTTGGAGTTATAGTTTCAGGCCAACATCTATATAATGTATATTTCCATGCCAAAGTGCCAATACCAGTTAACATTGATATACTTGCAGTTGTTCTTCTTGATTCAGGATACGTTGTCCTTGAAGATCTTCTATTCCACGCTCCTTGTGTCCACCAAAATACAATATCTGATGCAGTTGCATTAATTTCATTAGTAGGATCTGAACCACTTAAAATTTCATAAAATACAACATTTACTGGTGAATATTTAGCTCTAAGTGGAACATTGATGTAGTCAGCACCATTGTAAACTACTTCTTTTTCTATTTCAATTATTGGCCGTGTTATAGATTGACAAGATAATGTTACAATTTTATCAGAAAATACTGTTTTATTTATTCTAGCGTTGTTTATTGGTATAGATAGAGACAGCTCGAACCGATTAGTTCGAGCTGTTTCTATTGTGTTGGATATAATATTTTTTGAATCATTACCAAATTTTATATTACATCCATTTAATATTCTGCCAATATTAAATCCAGGCATTTTATTAATTTACAGGGCAACTTGGTTGAATTGGTTGTGGTGCAACTGGAGTTGGACAAGAACCATCTTCAAATTGACGAACTGCACGATCATAACGCATAATGCATTCAATCATACAAATTTTACCACTTGAATAATTTAATTCGCCCCAATCACATTCTTTTGGCCAGCAACCAAACATTGACCAAACTTCATTACGTTGACCAGTTCCATCCAACATTCTCAATGACGCATTTCGCTTATAAAAGCGTGGATGTGCCATGTTCATGTTTCCAATGTTTATTACAGTTTCAATCCAGTGATAAACACCTTTACTTATGTCTGGATCTTGTTCAGCGTCATACCATCTTAGTTTCATGTCAGAAAATTTATGCTTACCGGCAAAGTAAGCAACTTCTTGCATGTGGTGCATTTCTTCTTCGTCAAATTGAAATTTAGGTCTACTAGCAGATTCTAGTAACAAAAGTTCAGTTTGAGTGAAAGTACCAGCACCGCGTCCTAAAAATTCCATGACCCATCTGTTCTGACGTCTCGTTTCAATGTTGTTGGAAGGGCCAACACCTTGATACGATCCATTGAACGGAGCAACATTAAATCCAGGCATTTTATAAATCTCCGTGTTGAAACATTTACTTATATTTGTAAAAAATATCAACCGTCTACATGATTTGAAAAACGATTGACTCTACCATCATCTTTGGTTACAAAATAATATTTGTCAAAATCATCATTACGTTTGATGGTTTTAATGCATTTAAAACTCAAAGATTTTAATAATAATTGAGCAGATAAGAAAATGTCATTAACGTAAGCAGACATAACATATGGTTGTTCTTTAATAATAATTTTTGAAATCATCGTAGTAGCCACTTTATTTCTACGAGCTTTTGGCGTTACCCAACAATGGGTAAAATTAACATAATAATTATCTTGTTTATTATATAATAAGTAACCAATCGGAGAACCATAAATATCATAAGAAATAACGCCAGCATTATTACCAATTTGATATATAAAATATGGTATTATATCTACAAGAGGCACACTCAATTCTCTAGAACAACATTGAAATAAAGATTCAAATTCTTGTCTATTTTTTAATTCTAAATCTTCTACATGAACAAAAAATTCCATGACGACCTCCGAATTTGGTGGCATCATTATATTTGTATGCAAATAAAAGAAGATGGAAAATAATAACAGAACAAGTATTATACAATCATCAAACCTAGTATTTTATCTAATCGTGATTCAAACGCCTGATGCATTGGAGAAGCTAAACGATCATCATCATGAGGAACAATCTCCTCAGGTTTTTCTGGTTCATCTAGTTCTTCTGGTTCATCTAGTTCTTCTGGTTCATCTGATTCATCTGATTCATCTGATTCATCTGAACTATGCCCCCACGGTGATTCCCATCCCCACACTTTCTCAGTGATTTTTCTAGCAAGAGATTCAGCATCACTATATTTTATAATACCAAAATATTGGCTAAAAGGTTTAATAAAATTTGGCATAAAATTTAATATAGTTTCTAATATATTAAGTCTAGTATAATATTCATTAGAAGCAGTACTAGAAGAACCAGATATATCATCAATAATTTGTTTTATCAAATCATCCATACTAGTACGATTTAATACAATATTTAAATTCTTTTTATTAATTTCTTGTAGTATTTCATCATTATCTTCATTACTACCTGTTGCCATACTTTGTGCGATATTAACTATGGCTCTACCATCAGTGCCATTAAAAATTTGGCCATTTGAACTTTCAATATATTCTTGAACTTTTAATTTATGTCCATCATTTAATGTGATAATTTTACCATCTTTTGTTACAAATTCACCAGAAAAATCATATCCACTCTCATAACCAGAAAAATAACCCCATAATGGGTCCCAAAGTTTATCAAATGGTATAATTTTAGCAGCAGAAGAAGTAATAGCAGGAGAAGCAACATTTGCTAATGTTTTAAAACTACCAACTGTATCGTGTGCCGCAGCCAATCCGGTTGCCATTTTCTTTAAAAAATCACGTCTATTTCCAGCTTCACTAATTGTTGATAATTTCATTTTATTACCATAAAAATTTGGGTCGCATTATGCGACCCAAATTGAAAAGATTTTCTAGATTTCTAAGAATTATTAACCGTTGAAAACACCAACTGCTGATAATACTTCTTCAGAAGTCAATGAAGCATTTTGACGTGTTACACCAATATTCAAAACAACAAATTCAGCGGCACGATTTGGTACTAGAATCACTGAAACCCAAAGTTCACCCCGATCAATGCGTTCAGGAGTGTTACTATTTTCATCAATAATAGTAACATAACGCACTAGACCACGACGAGATTGGATATCTGCCAAAAATGGGTCTATTGATGCTTTGATTTGTGACCATAAAATTCGATCATTTGGTTCAAAAACAAACCCTCTTAAGATTGAAATTAAACCACGACGAACATTATTAACCAACAGTCTAACATCCATACGACTCAGTGGTGAATCACCACGTTGCAACGTTCTATTGCCCCAAACTGTTAAACCCTCACGAGTAAAATTAATGATCGGATTTACAGAATTACCACTACCATACATCAAATCTTGTTCACCTTTAGTTGGTGAATATTCAACAGCAATAGGTGACAAAATTCGCCCTCGGCGTAAACCGGCTGGAGCACTCCATGGATCACCTTCACGTGAACTTCTACTGAATATACCAGCCATATGTCCACTTGGTGGAATCCAAATATTCTTACCACTAAATTGATCAAATACTAACAGCCATCCACTGTAAAGACCTGCATAACTGGTATTAATAGCTTGTTGCAAATCACTTATTAACATACCATTATGCCAATCAACAGTCTGCTGCGGTCGCAAACCAAACGGTGGATCTACCAAATAAACAGCATCACCACGGCTTGAAATTATTTGAATAGCAGTACCGATAACAGCACCAGAACTAAACCCAGGAGTTGCTAAAATATCAATTTCAAAAGTTTCTGGATTTTCAAAAGCATACAAACCAGTAGCCAATGATGGATTACCTATAACAGCAACGTCCAAATAATTTGAATAACTAGGATCATTTGGAATACCATTATTAGCACCAGAATAAGATCTTGAAGCAAATTGAGCAGGCAATCTTGTTTCGTATGTTATCAAATTAGGATCATTATTCAAAAATCCAGGTCGTTCTTCCCAATGAACGTAAAGATTGCCTCTTAATCCACCAAATACTGATCCAGGATTTAAAACATTGGCAATATAACGACTTGCTGTTTTATCAAATGAAATATCTTCAACTCTATCAAGTATTTCACCACCACTACCATAAATAAGCAATTTATATCTACCAGCTATTTCACCAACACCTTCGGTGAATAGAGACAGTTCAAATTTCAAACCATTAGACCACGTTCCAGAACTTGGTGCTACAAACCAACCGACAATGTTTTGAAAATAATTAGAATCCAAAATGCACTGTTGGCTAAGCGGATCTAAATCACAACTCTTAGGAACTGCTGGATCATTTGATCCTGGATCAGGTAATGATAGTCTGTTATCAAAAAATCCACGATAACTTCTTCTGTATGGACTTAAAATATCAACTTCATCTGCAAATTTTAGAACTTTTAAATTCGAAAAACTAGCTTCAAGTTCAATAGTGTCTAATTGATGATCTCCAGAAACAATTATCATTAAATGAGTTGTACCGCCAGGTACAGTTAACTCAATTGCTTCATAATATTGTTCATTGTTTACTGTACCAACACCATTTATAATACCAACAATTGAAGTTGTATTGAGAACGCCAACTGGTAAAGATACTGATATCTGTTGAGTTGAAGATTCACCAATAACACTTAAAATAACTCTATTATTCGATGCTGTAAATGTGTATGGTCCTGCATTTGTTCCAAGCAAATAACCACGTGGAACATCCCAAGCATACAAAGCAGAATTTAATTCTGCTGCCCAAGCTTCCGTAGCTGTGATTTGAATTCTGTCGCCTTCTGTTACAGTTTGAACTTGAGCAATTGTAGATCCATCATCTTGTAACGATTCAACAAATAAATAATCTTCACTTGTTAACAATGCATTAGCTGCAGCAACAAAATCAGCCACTGTCGTATAAGTAGCTGTTGGCATTTGATAAACATTTGGTGTTACTTCACCTTCTACAGATATTGAAAATGAGCGATTGTCAGGTTGAACATTCCATGTAAATGTGTCGCCAATGTCCAATTCACCAGATGTAACTTCAACTCTTACACTAAACCCAGAATTTGTTACAGGAATCCAAAATGAAATATTAGTACCACCTTGATCAACCAAAACATCTTCAACTATAACTTCACCATCACTATTTCTAATGATCTGAAAATCACAACCACCCAATGCTGAACTATCAGATAAATTAGGTTCACTATTAATTATAAGTGAATATGAATCATCTGTGTCACCGGTGTAATTACCAAGAAATGACAAAGTTGCAACAGTTCCACCATCTGTTGAACTCAAAACTGAATCAGTATAAACAATATTGTAAATACTAGATGCGTGAAATGCTGCTGATGGTGGATTGCCATCAATACCATCACCAATTTTGCGAAACGGTATTTTACCAACATCTATACCAGAAAAAACTGGAAGACGACCCCAACCATTAACTCTAGCACCGCTAGTGTCTATACAAATTTCATTTAATTCTGCTGGTAATCCATCGCTGCATTCAACAGCTATACGCATTACAAAAGCTTGATTACCTTCTTCTAAGTAAGCTAAAACAGAATAACCAAGATAACTATCTGGGAATGGCTCACCAAACACATCAATAAATTGCTGTGCGTTAGTTATTAATACTGGAGTATTAATTGGGCCTTTCTTAGCCGTTCCAATAAACGCTGGTCGAATCGGACCAAGTTGATTTGGTAATTGGTTAATCTCAACAACACGTGAATAAACACCAGGGCTCAAATATGTTGGCATTTTATATTACCTTGCTCCGCAATCATTAAATTGTTCGATATAATTTTGCTTAATGGAGCGTATTCTATTAAAAGCAAAAATCGAAACTATGATGTTACGATAACTTTCAATAATCCACGTTCCTTTAAATTGTTAACTTGTTCTGAAACAAGATATTTTTCATCAAGCTGAATATCTTTATTAGGATACAACTGAATCTGCTGTTGATCTTTGAAAAAATCTCCTCCAACAGAACTAACGTGTAAAGGTATCATTTGACTAGACGTATTTATAATTCTAATAATTCTTGAATTATTAATAGGCATTCTAAACTCCAAAATCTAAAAAAGTTGGTACAAGTAATTGACTAACTGGACGACATTCTTCACGCCAGATGGACGCATGACCACGAACAGTAGGAGTAATTAATTCTGGCAAAGGCAACCAAGCATCAGCTTGAAAACGTAATTCCCAAGAAATTACTTCATCCTGATCATAACTAACTTCATCTTCTGTGGTAGTAGCCGCTCCTTTATAGTACAATTGAACCGTACCTTGAATACGACCATCATCCATTGTAAATTCAGCATATGGATTAAATCTACGCAACAAATGAGACTGAATATATCCCATATCACGTTTATGCTCAGTCAACACAGTTATTGTATAATTAATTAAAAAAGGCATAGGTCTAAAAACTTTAGCAACTTTAGATCTGGAACTATTTAAATATCGCACACCCATAGGGAAATATGGCATACTATATTTTTCATAATTAAATTCAAAATCTTGACCACCACTAATAGCCGCAACAGGTAAATGAGCTTTACCCTCTTGTAAATCTTGATTCCATAATAAAGTAGCTCTTTTACCACCAGATATTCTAACCTGCATATACCTAACATGGTCTTTTGCTGGAACAGGAATATCAGAAAAATAATGCTTTAAAGAACGTTCCAAAGCATGAAAAGCTACGGGAACATCTTCACGAACATATGCACTATATTCATCAGTAAATTCACCAAGCAAATCAACTTTTTTAGACTGAACATCATCCAATTGTTCAATACCATTAATACGACCAGTAACCGGACTGACCATATTAACATCTGGTAATTGTCTAAGATCACCATCAAATTCATAAATAGGCACAATTCAATCCTTTAATCACTTAACGTATTTTTAATAGCATTATCTATAATTTCATCAACCAATTGATCTTTGCCTTTATCCAACTCAGCTTGACCTTTGATAACAACATTAACAGACATTTCATCGCTATCACGTTTTTCAGCTTTAGCAGCAAATGCTGGTTCAGATGAATTAATTCTTTTAGCAATATCTTTAGAAATATCTTTAGCAATTTTATTCATTAAAAGCGTCAAATTACGACGCATATTATCATTACCTTTTATCATAATTAATTACTATTTAATACGCCTCCCTAAATGCTGCAGAGCCACCATCTTGTTGTACTCTAGATTGCATATCATCAATTGGGCGTATTGTAGTATCAGCCTTCAATATTACCACGTTACAAGTATAATATAACCATGTATACCTAAATTGTCCAGTTGGTGCAGCACTAGTTACTCTATAATGGGTCGGATTGATACTGGCTGCATTATACGGGAGATATAATACATCACCAGCTCTAAGCATTCTACCGCCAAATATTTCATATAATTGTCTATGACTAAACACTACTTCAGTATCTGCAGTAGTATCAAATCCCCATTTTTTTAATTCATGTTGTAAAACTTGAGGCTTAAAAAACGCTTTAATTGGATAATTGGTAAGATATGTTGGATCTGGATCTTCATCCCATATCTTATCGTAATCAGCATTATCAGTACGTGGATATATTTTAATATTAGCACCACTAGTATTAATCATTGCATCTGCTTCAGCACGAGCAGTTAATATTTCTGGTGCGTCAGAATCACTAATAGAAAATAATGAATTTAATTGTTGTTCTTGAGTACGAACATCAGGACCAACTTGTAAAAAACTAGAAGGTGTAGGTTCATCAGATTTTATACCAAAATCATAATATCCCATTATAAATCATTCCAATTTAGAAATAATTTCATATTAATCAATCATATATGGTGGAATTTGATTTAATGTTCCACGTGCCAATTTTTGTTCACCCAAAGGAATATAAGGATCTGGTTCTGCACTAAAAATATTATCTCCAACACCACAATTATTACACCAATCGGCAGTTTCCAATTCACAATTTGGTGTTGGTTCTTCAACTGAATGTCTTGGAAGATTTTTCATTATTTTATAATAATCAATGTTAATTGGACATGGGCAATCATCGGCACGACCTGGTAATTTTAACCATCGTTGACGCCAATTACCAGGACCATAATTGACACCATATACAATAGTGCTACCAGGAATAGCAGCTAATACAGCGTCAACATCAACCATTCCGCCGTCACAACCATTTTGTTGATACCAAGAAGAAAACCGTAACGAACTGACCGAACTTGGTGGTTCACAGCCAGGAATCATAACAGTTCTATTTGGGAGAATCTGTAACATATTGGAAACTGTAACATTAGTCATAATTGAAACATGTCCAAGTCTAATTGTTTTGAATTTAATTTCATTATGTACAAATTATTCCAAGAGGTTCACCCAAATGTAAAGCTTCTTCTATTAATTCTTTTTTGCGTGCTTCTCCTTCGTTAACCAATGCTTCACCATCATAAGTCATGGCCGAACCATCTGGTGTTGGTATACCATTCATTTTCCTACGAGCCATACCAAGAGCCGTTTTTGCTTCAGCTTCTATGTAATCATAACATATTTTGCGTGCTTGTGGTGTTCTGAAATGTTGAACGCAAGGAAGATATACTACAACGATTGGAAAACTACCCTTTGGTGTTGGTATTAATCTTATTCGTTGCTTACCAGCTTCTAAAGCATCATCTTCAACATTACCTTCAACTTCTCCTATTACTTCCCAACGTCCTTCTGAACCCAATATTTTAGAACTGTGCTTTCTAAAATGTGCCAATAAGTGATAATCTAAAACAAGTGTACTTGGACCATTAAAATTACCATAATTCATTAAATAATAACCGGCACCAAATATATCACCAAGATTTGAAACATACGGGTCCCAACTGACTTCCTCTACAAACCATGCGTCTGCTGGTAATGGATATGTTGCTTGTAATGGAGTGGAATAAAATGTGGCTATTTTTTGTTCACGAGGAAAATACATGGCAATGAAATCGCCAGCCACTCTTATTATGTCTTCAAGTTGTTCTTCAGTTAATTCTACTCTGACATGTGGGTGCCCAAATTTCCCCATTATCCATCTTTTAATAGGATCGGTGTGAACTTTTAATACACTACCACCATCTTTCGGACCCATTATTGCCATTATTTTAATTCCATATTAATTATTTAGGAAAATGAACGCCACTCTTACCAAATATCAACCCTAAATAATCAATTTTATCAATTTCATAATTAATACTGGCAGGAACAGCGGCAGCAAGAGCCGTTTCAATTGCTGTCTTTAAATCAACAACATCCAATAAAACTTCATGTTTAGGTGCACGAATCATTGGATTGCCTGATGGTATATCATATAATACTCCCCCAGAAAATACTGGTTTAGAACTATATGGATTTTTAATATCTCTAGTAGAATAAAAATGACCAGATACAAAAATATATGCTGGTGTTTGACCAATAGCCGGTGTATAACTTAAAGCACCCTGTAATCCACTAATTAGACTATTATTAGATAAAACTGCACCACTTGGGGGATGTGGCAATTTAATAGACGTATTAATTAACAATTGTGTATAAACATTAATTGCTAATTTGCCCAATTCACGATACAAAGTCAAACGTGGTGTTTCTATACCAACAGATCCAGGATAAAAACTAATCCAAGTTTTGAACATTCTCCAAGTTTTAGGATTCGCAGCATACGTTTGTGGGCTAAGTGGCATAATTTATGTCCATTCAATTGGTATATAGTCTATTTGATTAAATTCTATTGGAAATTTGAATCCAGCATGTCCACTTTCAACAAAATGTCCAATTTCGACACTAAATGTTTCATCATCAATAAAAGCTACACTTATTTTTGATACTTTATTAGCTTCCCATACAGCCCATCCCAAAATATGAATTTTAGTCGGAATTGATTTACCAACAGCCATTAACGTTCTCATTCTATATAATGGAGATTGGCCTGGTAAATAATCCTGTGAACATATTAATCTACCAGTATGATTTACTAATGATATCTTCTTTAAATTTTTACGTGGTATTCCATCTACTGATCGAATTGGAACATTTTCAGCATATTGGGTTATTACTTTATTATCTCTATAATAAGCAACCCACATTAATCTATTAATACCACGATTAATAGATTGAACAATATTATCATTTAAAATATCATGTTTCATCAAAAGCCCAATAAAAAATTGTTGATGCCGTAACACCAGACAAAGCAGATGAAGTCACTTCAATTTGATACACAATAAAATCACTAAAAGCACCAGTACCAGAGATTGAACCAGATAAAATAAATGGTGAATCATACGTAATTGATGAAGCATCAACTGGTTCATCAATTAGCCCAGTATGATTTGTTGTATTTAATTGTATAGCTGATGTGGCTTGACGATATCCGTTATTATTACCAATATTTGCTATTTGAACTAAAGTTAAAACACCAGTATTTAAAACAGCACCATTAGTATACCACCTAACATTATTAATAATATTAGCTGGTGCTGTGACAACTGTTAACCTTGTTGAAACCCAATAGCTATAATTAATTTCAATTCCTCTTGGAATCGGAATTGGATTACTAGAAGAAATAGCGTCAGATTGATGCTCGTCAATTTGATTAGCTACTGTGTTTTCTACAGTTATATCATTAACATCGTTACCAATATCACCGGTATGTCTATTAATAATTACAACAGCAGACATTGATATTATCCCAATAATAATTCATATTTAAACAACATACGCAAAGAGCCTGCCAATATTGGCAGGCTCTATTATGCTAATTCATTAATTGTATTTAATACAATTAAGAACCTGGTGTCAAATCACGAGCATCTTGATGCAAATCACCTGTCAAACCAGCTTCTGTATTGGTAATAAATTTGTCTTGACCAATTTGGAAGCCGAATCCAACACTTGGCAAATTGCCTTGTGCATTAATGTAACTAACTTGTGCTGCTGTACCAATAACAACAGGATAACCACGAGTAGCTGTTGCTCGTGCTTCACCCATGTATGGGCTAAAGTCAGTAACATTAGTATCACGAGCGACAATTTCAGTGAATTTGTCTTCTCGTCCTGGAATTGACATTTGAAGAGTTGCAAGTCTCTTGATTCTATTAGCAATAGAAGTATGTGCATCGTGTGCACGATAACTTCTTATCGCTCTATAGATTTTAATGGAAGTATTGGCTGGTTGTGCACTCATTAAATCACCTTTTTCAAAAGTAGAAACAACAAACATTAACAAAATAAATTTGAACGAATAATAATATTAAAATGTATTTTGTTCAATAGAATCGCAGATTAGGATGGCATGGCAGATTCCATGATGATCGGACGCATTCCGACCTTCGGGAGACTAATCGAAACCTCTTAGTAGCTAATCGTTGCTTTTAGATTAGTGAATGTCAATAAGTAGCAGCAACTTACTGTATTGATAGGGTAAAAATTCGAAATAATCTGCGATTCTATTTAAAGAATTTACTGTTTTAAATCACGTTGTTGAAT